TGAGCCCGCCATGCTGGCGGTCAACCTTGATCGTCAGCGTCTCCTTAGGCAGCTTCTCCCAAGGCCACTCACCGGGAACGTCGAACATCGACGGCTTGAACCGCGTGTCCTTCTCGGTGTAGACAGGGAACACCCTGTCGTCCTCGTACCAGAACGGGTCGTACGCGATGCACGACATCACCGTCAGGTTGATTGGGTTGCCGCGCGGGTCGGTGGTCATGTCTACAGTTGGCGACTCGAACAGCCGCAGCTTTAGGTAGCGGGTTCCCGAGTCCGGAGTGGTGACGTACAGCTTGCAGTCGCGGTTGAACTTCCACGCCTTACGCCACTCGCTGTCGCGGGACAGCCACGACCTCTGGCCTATCCGTGCGTCGTTGAGGATCTCGACGCCAAAGACTATGTCCCGCTTCAAAATCCGATGGTTCAAGTAGCGAGCACCGGGGTAGTTCCCCGGCTCTTCGATCACGACCTTGACGGGAGGGTCGTAGAAACAACCCTCCACGTCTGTGGCCAGGAACACTCCCTGGTCACCGGTCGTCAGATTGAAGAACTCACCATTGACACCTTCGAGTTCTACGACGGTGTCGGTGATCAATTACTACCTCCTAGGAGCTGGTGTATGTCAAGGCCGAGCCCCGCCGATTGTCATTGCAGACTTGCGTTCCTCACGGTCCTTGATGGACATGGCCTCGTCGACCGAGCCGATCTGGAAGATGTACTTCGTCCCCTCTGTCAGCAGCTTCGGGATGAAGCCGTTTCCAGAAATGCCGATGTCCGAGAGGAACTGCTTGCCAGTTGCCTTAGCGAAGTTGACAGGCTCTGCCAGCAGGTCACCAGCCGCCTTACTCAGCGGATCCTCACCAGAGGGCGAGCTTGCAGAACCCAGCTCGTCCGTGTACTCCTTGGTTAGACCGAGCATCTCCCGCTGCATCGAAAGCTCTTCCTTCTTCTTCTTTACAGCCTCAGCCTGCGCCTTCAACTGATCGCTGAGACCGCCGTCACCGGCCATCTTGGCTTGGTAGTTGAGGGCCTTAGCCTGACTGTCGAGTCGCTTCTCCTCGTACTTGAGAGCAGCGTCTAAACGCTTCACGTCCTCTTTGTTCATGCCGGAGAGCAACGCCGTGGGATCCTGCCCAGACGCGAACGCATCAGAGATCTGCTGCGCCATACCCTTGGCTTGATCAATGACAGGTTGGAAGCCCTTCTCCAGGCCTACACCAAGACCCTCCATGAGGGCCTCGCCGTTTGGAACAAGAACCGTCTTGTCGTAGCTGATAGGGCCCTTGAGTGAGGCTATCTTTCCTGCGATTCCAGAAACGAAGTCGTACACCCCTCCTATAGCACTTTGTATGCCGTCCAGTAAGCCCTTGACCAGAGCCTTACCGGCTTCGAGGCCAATCTTCATCAGATTGGACAGGGCCGACTTGACCATCCCTGGGAGTTCAGCCGCCTTAGCTGCTATCTGATCAGCACCGCTAGAGAAACTCGACACCCACTCCGACACCTTGGATATGACGCCGGTGATAGCGCCTACCAGGATGGACAGGCCGCCTATCAGCGTGCCTGCTATGACTGTGCCGACTTGCAGCGCAGCGCCTGCAACGCTCAGCAGAGCTGATGCTATCGGCATGATCACCGGAAGCAGATTCGTTAACGACTGCATCAGCGACACAACGTGCGGAACCATCTGCGTCAGAGCTGGAATCATCTGTATTAACGCAGGAACCAACTGGCTCAGGATCATAGGAGCTAGCTGCAGCACCGCTCCGAGCAACTGACCGAACGCTTCGGCGATCTGCGGGATGTACGGGCCCAGGCTGGTCACCAGCGTATTCGAGAGCTGCATGAAACTGTCGATGAGACCTGGCAGAAGCGGCTGGATAGCCTGCAGCGCAGTCACCAGCGTGGTGCTGAGCAGGGTGCCTACCTGCGTCAGAACCGGACCAAGAGCCCGCATAGCTCCTGTGAGAAGCGGGCCTATGGTGTTGGCCAGCTCTGTGAAAGCTGGTGTCAGCGATGTGACAATCGGAGCTAGCTGAGTTCCCAACTCACCAAGCACATTGCCTAGTACGCCAGACAACGACGTGAGCGCCGGCATCAGCGACACCGCAAGATCGGTGAAGCCCCCGAGGAACTTGTTCAGTGGCCCGCCGAGCTGGGACATAGCGCCGAGCCCCGACTCCATGAGCCTGGTGAACATGCTGGTTACACCGTCGAGAGTCTGAGACAGACCCTGCATAGCCCCGTCGAACACACCGCTAGACGTGACCCGGTTGACCATGTCGTTGAACTGCGTGGAGAACTTGTCGAGAGACCCTGTGAGGTACCCGAATGCGCTCGACCCAGCGCTCGACAGCGTCAGGAACGACTGAGTGAACTTATCGGCCACAGGCTGCATCTGCTCGAACAGCGTCTTCGTATTGGCCAGGAAGTTCTGGATCTGAGCTGGGCCCGCGCCTGTGGTCAGGGCGTCTGTGACGCCTTGGAACATGCTAGACATCCCAGAGGCCACACCCTGCATACCGGTTGTCAGAGTCGGCATGAGTGTTTTGAGCTGCATGAACTGCGGGATCAGAGCCTGCTCGAAGGTGCTGGAGACTGCTGTCTTCAACGAGGCAAACGACTCTGCCAGCGGCGCGGCCGCGGCCTTGATGCCGTCCATGCCAAGCGCGATAGCTCCGATACCTACACCGGCCGCTCCTATGAGCGACGGCAGGCCGGCGATAAGCCCTGAGATCAGGCCGATGACAGGAGCTGCGGCAGCGACGATGCCAGTCGCCATCCACGCCATCCTGGACATGCCCAGGAACGACTTGCCAAGGTGCTGGACGGATCCCGACGCCTTCTCGGACTCGGTAGCGATAGAACCAAGCCCAAGCCCCCCAAGGAGGGCCCCGAGGAGCCCTCCCTTACCACCTCTTGCCTTCCCCGTCTTGTCGTTCGGTGCGACGTCGACGGGTACGTGTACGCCCTTTGATGCCTCAGTCTTGAGCTGCGACATCATCCTGCGGAAGTCTGCCTTAGCCTGAGCCGAGTCGAGGTGGGCGTTGACCTCTACGTCACCCTTGAGAGTCCTCTCGATCTCCGCAAGCTCCTGCTTGAGCTGGCGGCGGAACTCTCTGGTGTCTGGGCTTACCTTGACTGAGATCCGTGCGACCTCAACACCAGCGCTATTCGGCATTCGCAGCCTCCCTATTCATTCGTTCTCGCTCTGCCTTCTTCGCCGCCACGACCATCGCGGCGAACGAACCAGGCTTTGGCGGTGCGTTCTTCGGTTTCGTATCGTCAGGGCGCGGATATGCCTCCGGCTTCTTCGGCTTCGCCCTCTTCGGATCGCTGTTGGCAAGAGAGAACAGGTAGTTGCCGGCCTGCACGGCGTCGTAGATATTCGCCAGTGCGTATCGGTCCTCGTCCCAGCCGCGGAACTCCTGACCACCCCTACGCTCCGCGTAGAACGCCCCGTCCTTTGGCAAGCAGAGCACCAGTGACAGAACGAACCTCGGCGAGATCGGTGCCTCGTCTAAGAACAGGTCACGCAGATCTACGTGGTAATACTGCAGCAGGTCTGCGAGGATGGCCCCGCCGAACTTGTCTATCAGTTCGGCGAGGGCGCGGCTTCCCCCAGTTGGGTCTCTCGCATCCAAGTGCGGAGCACGGCCCCGTACAGCTCGGCGCGGAACTGCGGATCCTCCGCAGCGTCCAGCTCTGCGAGCAGCTTTCTCGGCGAATTGCAGATCAGCCGGAACACCTTGGCGATGATCTCACACACCTTCTCGGAATACTCGCTTAGGAGTTCGTCGACGTCTTCGTCTTCCTCGTCGATCTCGGGAAGCTCCTCCATCTCCTTGACGGCCTCGATTACAGCTTCGCGGGTCTTCTTGCTCAGCTTCAACAACGGCTTCATCTCGATGGTCACATCTTCTGACAAGCCGATGAGAACTGGGCTGTACTTCTTCTTGGTCTCCTCGATAATGGCGTCAAGGGTGAATACGTTTGCCATGGCGAACCTTTCGTGTAGGCGGGCTGTGGGCGGGCAGGAGGGG